TCAGTGGTGCTGTCGAACCTGCGGCGCGATGAAATCGAGGATCTCGGCGGCGCCTCGAAGGTGGGTCGGGCTGTAGCGGGCGTAGACGCGCTCGGTCAGCCGGCTGTCGGAGTGGCCGAGATACTGCGCGATCTCGGTCATCGGCTTGCCGGCCTCAGCGAGCCAGACGGCAGCGGTGTGGCGGAGGACATGTGGCGTCACGTCGGCGAGACCGGCCCGCGCCACCGCGCCGCGAAATCCGTTTTTGATCGAGGCGACCGGCTCGCCGGCATACTCGATCACATGGTCGGTCAGTGCACCGGCACGGGCCTCGGTGAGCGCCGCCCGGGTCATGCCGCTCATCGGCACGGTGGCGCGTCCCTTGCGGGTGACGCCGTCGGAGAGAGCGAGCGAGATCAATCCCCGGTCGAAATCGACCCGATCCCAGGTGAGATCGAGGATCGCCCCGATTCGGCCGGCGGTGCCGAGCATCAGGATGATCGCCAATCGCACATGCGGCGCGCCGGCAGCCTCGATCAAGCGTCGAGCTTCGTCGCGGGTGAGATGGCGGTCGCGGGGCGCCGGCTTGGTGGGCCGCTCGATGTAGGGGGCCGTCGCGATGTGTCCGCGCTTGACCGCCCAGGTGAGCACAGTGCGGAGGTGGCCCAGCTCCGTCCAGATCGAGCCGTCCCGGATCCCCCGCGCCCGACGAACGTCGGCATAGGCGCGGCAGGTCTCGACGGTGATCTCGTCGGGGCGCAGTGGCGAGAAATGCGACGCCATCGCCCGCCACTCATACCCCATGGTGGTGATCGCCGGCTTCGCGCGATTCTCGTCGCAATAGGCCGCCCAGAGGTTCCCGGCCGTGGGGACGATGCGGTCGACAGTCAGCCGGGCGACGTCGCGGGCTTTGCGCTCGGCGTCGCCGCGATCAGTCGTACCAAGGCGGAATCGACGGCGGCGGCCATCTTCCCACCAGGTGACGACGAATTCGCCGTTGAGTCGTCCGAGTCGAAAAGCCGGCATCGCTCCGCCTCCATGACCGCGTCGGCGGGGACTCTGAGCAGCTTTCCGCCGAGCCGAAAAGCCCGCAATTCGCCTCGCCTGATCAGGGCGCGGACGTGGGCGGCGGAGCATCCCCACCGCTCGGCGACCATGTCGACGGTCAATGGCCGATCGTCCTGCATCGCCGTCACTCCTCGCATCTCGCCGCGCCCGAACACCAGTGGCGACAGCGATCGGCCCAGGCAGCCCGGCCCGGGCGATAGGGGATCGCGGCGCCTGCGGCGAGCATCGCCGCGTCGACGTCGGCTCCGTCGACCGATAGGCGGGCGAGGGTGCGGCGATAGCGATCGACGCCGGTGCGGGTGATCTCGACCGGGCGCCCACGGATCAGACCGGCGAGCGTCGCTTTGGCGGCGCGGCCGGCCGTCGCCTCGGTCGGGCAGCGGGCGTGGGAGCCGACCTCGGGAGCGTCGATCCCGACGAGTCGGATCCGCTCGGCGCAGCCGGGATAGATCCCGCGGGCCGGATCGCAGGGCAGCGCGACGGTGTCGCCATCGATGATGGTGATGCAGTCGCCGTCGACGGTCTCGCACCGGGCGTGACGGACACCGAGGGCGATCGTCGCGAGGAGGCCGATCACAAACCAGCGGAAAGTCGCGTCAGACATCGGACCCTCCGCGGATGGCTGCGGCAATCACCCCGCCGACCGTGTGCAGAGAGCAAAACGACGGCCACATGCGCCTTTCATCGGCGACCCTCGCACACCGCTCGCGCTCGGCGAGGATCGCTCGGGCAACATGAGGGATCGGCCACATCTCGTCGGCGGTGCCATTGAGTATGAGATCTCGTAGTTTGCGCGGCGTCTGATCGGTGATCACCGCCGCACGTGCCGCCTGCATGATGTCCGCAGGGATATCGGTCATCGCTTACCTCCCTCCGATCTGCTTCGCCCGCGCCTCGAACAGGGCGCCGGCTTTGACCACGAGATTGACCCCGCGCATGATCTCGTGGGCGAGCGCGGCTCTGGCCTTGGCCTCGCCGGTGGTGATCCGGCCGGCGCGGAGCGCGACCAGATCGTCGGCGAGGCCGGCGATGATCTCCTCGAGCGACAGCCGCTCAGACAGGGTCATGGGGTCCGACATGTCGCCTCCCTCCCGAGCGCGGCGGCGATCGCCGACAGACGGGCGATCGTCGTCTGGTCGCGCCAGGATGCGCCGGCCGGGCGGCGGCGATCGAGGCACTCATAGCAGATCGGCGGATCCGGCCGCGGCGTATCGTCGGGCGACCACACCGTGATGCGATCGACCCGCCCGCAGACGAGGCAGGTCTCGGTGATCTCGCGCGGCGGTGCGAACTCGTCGAATTCGATCCGCAGGCGGGGTCGGTCGGCACGGGGGGAGACGTCCATCCGCTCGTCCTCAACTCGGCGCCGACTCCGCAGAAATGATATCCGCAATGATCGCCGCGGTGTGATCCGGCGCGAGCAGCCGCGCCGGGTAGACGTGGAGAAACTCGCCGTAGCCGTCGGCGATGCGGTGACCGACGAGGTAACGGACCTCGCCGGTCTCAATCGTGGCGTGGCCGCGGACAATCCCGGGGCCGCCGTAGGAGCCGCCGAGCTTCCTGACCCGCGAGCCGATGGGGAAAATTTTCGGCGCGGTCATGCGACGAACCACTCGGCGATCGGGTCTGTACGGTGCGCGACCATCGGTATGATCAGGCCGTATCCGTCGACCAGTGGGGGTTGTCTGCCGTAATCAGGGACGACCACGGCGGCGGTGCCGCCGCCGCTCGGCTGGAGGCCGAGCGCAACGTGACCCTCGCGATCGCCGAATACCTGCCCGAGCAATCCGACCAGACGCGCATCCAGGAGGGGAACACCACCGATTGCGCTGCCCCGCGGCGGGACGACGCGGCGCCAGTCGACGAAATCACCGTCGACATGAGCGCCGCGGAATTGTAGGGCGGCGAGGCGCGGACCGAAGTCGATCAGCTGCTCCAGGCAATTGACCGCAGCGTATTCGGGGTCCTCCGAAAAATCGTCCATCGGCGGCTCGATGATACCGGCGCGGTCGCCGTCGACGATGATCCGCGAGCGGGTGGCGTGAGCCCGAGTGGCGGCGAGGCGCGCCGTCGGACGGTCGAGACGGACCGTCATCGCGGCGTCGCACCAGCCGGCGGGATCGCGGAGCGCGACCAGAACCGCGCCGTTGGTGGCGACGAGGAGCGTGCCGCCCCCCTCGTGGGGTTCGACCCGGACGCCGTGGATGTAGTAGCGGCTGTCCTCTGGGTTCATCACCAGCGCGGCCCGGCGGTAGAGGCCGGGGAGAATCATCGCGGTCGGCATCGGCTCACTCCATCCCGAGGGCGGACATGTAAAGTTGCAGCGTCTCTCGCTGCTCGTCGCGGCTGGCGGGATCCTGACGGCGCAGGCGCACCACCTGCCGGATGGTCTTGACGTCGAAGCCACCGGCCTTGGCCTCGGCGAAGACGTCCTTGATGTCGTCGGAGATCGCCCGCTTGTCTTCTTCGAGGCGCTCGATCCTCTCGACGAGGGCGCGCAGCTGCGCGCAAGAGATCCCAGCGACAGTGTTTTCCGGCAGCCGGGTCGGCGGCCGGCGGCCGCCTCCGCGCTCGGCCGGGTCGAAGGCCTCTGTCTGGATCGCCGCAGCGGACTCGGCGACGGAGAGCAAGGCGTCGACGGCGCCGACCTTGCGCCGAGCCGCGGCGGATTTCGGAGTCGTCAGCGGCGGCAGATCGATCACGGGTGCATCCATCGGGGGCCTCCTCAGCCGGCGAAAAACGTCGAGACGGTGGCGATGGCCATCGCAGCGATCATCAATCCCGCGACGGCAGCGGGGACCCGCCACCCGGGGAGATCGACCGGCGGCGGCGGAGAGGCGACCGACTCCGGCCACCAGCGATCGAGGATGGTCGTCGGGCTCAGTCCGTCCGGAATCGACGACGCCGGGCGTCCTCCGGTCTCCCGGTCGTAGTCGAGATCGTCCGCCACCCCGAGCGCGGTGGCGATCGCCGCCTCGGCGCGAGCATCGAGCGCGGCCGCCTCCGCAGAGACGATGTGGATGCCGCGCCAGCCGCGCCGGAGCCCCTCGCGGATCCGGACCGCTCCGCGCTCCCCGGCGATCTCTGCGAGATCGCGCGCCAGGCGCTCGGGGCTCGGGCAGACGGCGCCGTGCTCCGCAGCCCAGCGCCTGACGGCGTCCGCCCACCAGCCGGTGGCGACGATCCCCTCCCGGTCGATCACCAGCCGCTCGGCGACGAACGCGCGGACGATCGGCGACACCGGATCATAAGCGCTGACCTCCGGATGCATGACCGGGATGTACAGAGACCATAGCCAGCGCCGGCCGGCTCCGCGCTCGCGATGCCGGCGGACGACGAGGCCGTCGATTTCGGTCTCGAGATCGGCCTCGGAGGGGCGCGTCCCGGGGGTGCGGCTCATCCCGGGCAGACCGGTGAGCCGCTTGCCGAGCACGGTCGGACAACGACCGCCGATCGAGGCGGGTCCGCCGTGGCCGAGAGTCGCGACGATCAACGCGTGCAGATCGGAGACGGTGCCGGTCCAGTGGCCGCCGGCCTCGACCGCCCGCCACGCCAGACAGCGGACGAGCGGATCGGCGGAGACGGTGGCGCGGGGAATGCGGGTCGCATCGGGGGTGACGGTCTGCGGTAGAGCGGCGCTCATGGCGGCTCTCCTCGGCTCAGGGGGTCTCGACCGCGGTGATCTCGCATCGGAGCGCGAGCATCGCGGCGGCGGCGGTGGCGTAGTCCATCGACAGACAATGCAGCGCGCCGTCGGCGCGCTGGAGGACGAGCACCAGCTCGTCGGCGGCCCCGGCTTGCGGTGTCCGAGTGACGCCGAGACAGCGGCGGATCGGAGTGGTGACCGAGCCGCGCCGCGGGGTGCCCGGCGCCGGCAACTCCGGCGGCGAATAGGGGCGAATGAGCGGGTGATCGGTCATGCAGGGGCCCTCAGGGTGTGATCGGCGCGGTCGCGGCGAGGCGGACGACCGCCGCGGCGACGACTGCGGCCCAGGCGAGACAGGCGAGCGGCTCGGCGACCCGCCGACGGGCCAACGGCGCGAGGTGATCGAGGAGGTCGGGGCGGCGGATCATGGCGCCGCCTCGCGGGCGGCGGCGCGGTCGCGGCGCTCGATGGCGCGGTCGCGGCGCTCGATCTCGGCGAGGAGCAGCACAACGGCGTCGACGAGCATCCGGCGCTCCGGCCCCGGATTCCACCGGGCCCGCTCCCACGGCCACCGGCTGGCGAGGAGCGCGAACGTCGCGGGCGGATCGATCGCCGAAATCGCGTAGCAGGCGGCGGCCGAGGCAAACGACCCGGACCTCTCGAGGTCGTCGACCTCCGGGCTGCCGTAGCCGCAGGTGATTCGGCGATGGCGCTCGGCGATGACGTCGCAGACGGCCCGCGACATGCCCCTCCGCGGCACGATCAGGTGCGTTTCCGTGATGGCGTCGATCGCCCTGCCGGCAGTGATAGCCGCCCGATCGACCGCGCCGGGCACGAGGCCGGCCTTCTCGACCTGCTCCGCCTCCGGCCAGATCGCCGCCGCGACTCGCGTCTGCATTGCCACGTAGCCGTCGCCGGAAACCGTCTGATCGATCGTCTCGGTCATCTCTCGCTCCTCTGTCTCTCGGATGCCTCCCGGCGCCCGCGTTCGAGAGCGGCCAGGGTCCGGGCGATGATCCGCCCGGCAGGGGTGATCAGCGCGATCGGCGCCCCGGTCATCGGTTCGGTGCCGCGGCGGGCGAAGCCGAGCGACACCAGCGCATCGACCACCCGGCGGCGGATCCGGATCTGCGGATTGCGGCAGGGCGCCCAGGTGTCGCGACCGAGCCGCAGATAGCCGCCGACCATCCAGCGCAGCGCCGCGGCCTGAGTGTCGGTGAGGCGATCGTCAGCCATCGGCGGACTCCTCGGCCGGGGCCTCGTCGACCCAGGTGATCGAAGCGACGTCGATGGAGACGCGGCGCCGGGCTCCCGCCTCGATGATCCATCCGTCGAGGAAGCGGACCCCGAGGACGGCGCAGGTCTCGCAGATCCGAGCCGCGAGATCGCCCCGCCGCGATTTGCCGCGGAGGGTAATGGGATCGGCGTCGAAGCGGATCGCGTCCGGCCATCCGGCGAGCCGCAGGATCAACCGATGAGGTGGCCGGTGGATGCGGCCGGCGGCGCCGACCGGAGACTCTGTCATGGGCATGGGATCACCTCGGGTTCGGTGCTGCCGGCGCGTTCGGCGCCGGCAGGGCGGAAGCCGATTCCCCTTGCATCCCCTCCGGCGCGGCGCGTGCGCCGGAGGGACTCTCGAAGCAGGATCAAGCGCCGTAGCCGTCGCCGTAGCCGTAGCCGTCGCCGTAGCCGTCGCCGTAGCCGTAGCCGTCGCCGTCGCCGTCGCCGTAGCCGTAGCCGTCGCCGTAGCCGTAGCCGTCGCCGTCGCCGTCGCCGTAGCCGTAGCCGTCGCCGTCGCCGTCGCCGTCGCCGTCGACTCGACCCGTACCGCTTCCGTGGCCATCTAGGGTGATCAGTCGGTCGTCCACTTGGAGGCCTCCACCGGCTGGATCGCGATGACGGCGCCGAGGCGGACCTTCAGGTCGGCCGGCGCGTCGAGGCGGGTCTCGGCGGTCGGGCCGCCGACCAGCTGGCCGAGGCCGCGGCCGGTGCCCCAGCGGCGGATACAGCGGGCGCCCTGGATGTGCACCCACTCGCCGTCGTCGGTGACGTCGCCGACCCAGACCCAACCCCGGTCGGCGATGACGATCGCCTTGCCGTGGTCGGTGATCGGGCGCTCGAAGATGGTGATCTCGGCGGGCGTCGCGGCGGCGACGTGGTTGTCGGTGATGGAGGTGTCGGACATCGTGCTCTCCTCGTCCGCGGGTTGGTGCGGGACGAGGGAGACGGTACTCCAGCAAAATCAGGCGGTCAACTCTTGTGCCAGCAATTTCTGGAATGCGGTGGTATGGCCGTGCGGTAGTGTCGACCTCGGCGTGCGGTCAGGAGCATGAAATCATGAGGATCTTCGATGGCGGTGCCCCAAGAGCATCTTGGTGGGGCCGGCGAGGCGGCAGGGCCGCCGCGATCGTTGCGATGACTACCGCCCTGCTTTGCCCGGAATCCGCTTGGGCATTGACCAGCCAGCAGCGCAATGCGCTCGGCCACATCGGCCAAGTGCTCGGCGGACAAAAAATCTGCCCAAGGCTACATCTTCAAGAGGCGATGATCTCCGGCCTCGCGGTGATGTTCGATCTCGATTTGACGGCTTCCGAACAGTCGTCGATCGTCACTGCCAAGGCTAAGGAGACAATCGGCGCATGGCGCGGGAAGGATCCAATCCTTGCATGCGCTGCGGTGTTGATGCTCTACGGCCCGAATGGCGCCAACGTCCCGGGGCTACTCGCGGAAAAATGACGCCTCTTTAAACCCCGAACATTTCGCTCGTGCGCACCACCCGGTGGATCCCGACGACCTGATCACGTCGATGATCGATCGTCGATTCCGGGTTGAGCTGGCGGACGGTGACGGTGTCATGGGTGACCCGGACCAGGATCTTGACCCACGCCTGAATGTCGTCGCCGGGATAGCGGCGCGTCTGGATGATCACCGGGTCACCCGGCCCTGCGGGTCTATCCGGATTCACGAAAATGAGGTCTCCGGGCTCGAATTTAGGGATCATCGAGGTCCCTGCGACATAGAGCGCATAAGCATTCGTGGTATGGCTGAGACCCGGCGGGCGGCGAACCCAATCGATTATACCGTCGATCGAAAAGGCGCCGACGATTGCTCCGGCCGCGACGCCACGGACCGGTAGATCCTTGGGCAGAGTCGCGATGAGAGGAATCGTCACGTCGTCGGCCGGGACGACGGTCGACGGGCTCGGCGCTGTTTCGACGCCTGCGGCTCGGAGATCCTCGACGGTCCAGTCCAAAGCCCGTGCGAGTGCCGGCAGATTTGCGGCGCGCACGTCACGTTTGTGCCCCCGCGTAATATCCGAGATGTAATTTTTTTTCAGCCCGCCGAGGCGCTCGGCGGTGCCGGGACCCCGGCCGATCTCGGCGAGGCGGCCGATGACGATCTTCTGTAAGTCGCTCATGCCAGACATATCCGGTTTTTCTTTCCAGTTCGCATTCCCGAAATTGCTGTTGCTTTTCCTGATTTCGCTGGTATCGTCTGGGGCATGGAACAGACGCTCATCAGGCACCTCCTCACTCTCGCCGACGGATTTTCCGGAGCGACGTCGGTTGCGATGTCGACCATCTCCGAGAAGGCGGGCGGAGATTGGAGGTTCTTCGACCGGGTCAGAGGCGGGGTTCTGAATTTCCGGATCCGCACATATGACCGAGCCGTTACGTGGTTCTCCGCCAATTGGCCGGAGGATCTCGCATGGCCCGCCGATGTCCCCCGCCCTCCCATTCCCGTCGGTCCCCCGATCGCCGGCGGGTCGGCTGCGCCCGGGGCTCCGTCCCCGACCCCCGCCCCGGGCGCGGCATCTCTCGCGGAGGACCCGCGATGAGCGACGTGACGCTGTTTCGCCCGGCGGTCGAGGCGGTCACCGAGGCGGTGATGGCGCCGGTCGAGCGGCGTATCGCCGACAGCGAGGATGCGATCGTCGCGGCGCTCTCCGGCGTCGCTTCGACGCTGCTCCTGGTCGAGCGGACGCTCGAGGCGCAGTCGCGGACGATCCGGGCGCTGCTCGCCCGGATCGAGGACGTCGAACGACGGATCGCGATGCAGGGAGATCATGGGGTTCTTCCTCCTTCCTGACGCAACGTAACCGAGACCCCGATCTTCGAACACGAGAAACCGCGGAACGGTTTCTCGTAGACAGGAGACCCGTATGTCCGACCGACCGATTTCGGCCGCAGATCTGGCGGCGCTCAAGGGGGCGACCCGCGATCTCGTCACCGGCGTCGGTGGTGTCGAGCGTGCCGCGGCGACCGCCGGAATGAGCCGGGCGACCGTCGCTCGCTGGTATGCGATGCGCGACGAGCGCGACCCGGAGGCAGCCTCGACGGTGACGATCGACCCGATCTCGATCGCCGCGCTGGAATCCGAGATGGCGGCGATGGGCGATCCGCGGCGGCCGGTCACCGCCTGCCTGGCGCGGCTCGGGGGACGGCGGCTCGCCGACGAGGCGGTCGCGTCGATCGGGCGGCCGATCGGCGAGGCGGTGACGGCGCTGATGGGCGCTCTCGGGCCGCTCATCGAGACACTGGTCGCCGGCCTCGCCGACGGTACCGTCACCGCTTCCGAGGCGGCGCTCGGCGATCGCGCCGCGGTCGCCGCCGAAGAGGCATTGGTCAAGGTGCGCAGCGCTCTCGCGGCGATCCGGGCGGGGGCGATCCGATGATCGGCGCGGCCCTGACGATCGAGGAGCGCGGCACTCTCGGGTCCGGACCCACACGCGGAGGGCCGGGAGAGATCGCGCAGCTCCGGGCGCGCTGCGCGCGGCTCGCCGAGACGCTCCAGGAGCGCGACGAGGAGATCCGCCGGCTGCGGCAGGAGATCCCGATGATCGCGATCCTGCGGGCGCGGCTCGGACTGACGCCGATGCAGGGCGAGATCCTCGGGGCGCTGATCGCTCGCCCCCGCGGGGTGGCCCGCGAGGCGCTGATGGCGGCGCTCTATGGACTCTCCGACGACGCGCCATCGGACCGGGTGCTGATCGTCTACATGAGCCAGATCCGCGCGCGCCTGCGCCCGCACGGCATCGCCGGGGGCGGGATCGACTGCGTCAAACTGATCGGTTGGCGGCTCACCGACGAGGCCCGGCGACGGATCGGCGAGATCGCGAGGGGGATCGAGCGATGAGCTGGACGCGGGATCAGGAGACGATGGCCGCGGAGATGTGGGCGGCTGGCCGTGGGGATGCCGAGATCGCCACGGCGATCGGCAAGACCGACAACGCGGTGATCGGCTGGCGCCACCGGCGCGGCCTGAACATCGACGATCGGTCGGCGGGGATCGCGGCAGTGGTGCGGGGCGACGTCCGGGCCGAGGCCCATCGGTGGAGCGAGGGCGAGGACGCGATGCTGCGCCGGCTGATCGCGGCGCGGCGGCTGCCGGTGCCGGAGATCGCAGGCCTCCTCGGCGTCAGCTACGAGCAGTGCCGGGGGCGGGCCCGGCATCTCGGGATCGAGTTTCCGCGGCGGCGCTCGACCGGCTGGTCGTGGCTGCGCCGTCCGGCGACGGAGTCCGTCGCGACCGAGCGGCCGGAGATCACCGAGACCGCCGTCGTCGTGCCGACGACCGCGGTGCGGTTTCTCGATCGCCGGGGCTTTCAGTGCCCGACGATCATCGATCCGGCGGCACCGATCACCGAGCGGCTGGTCTGCGGCGCGCCGATCGTGTCCGGGTCGCACTGGTGTGCGGCCTGCGGCCGGCGGTTCGTGGCCGCATCGAGGCGAGCCGCATGACCGCCGCCGTGACCTATCCCCGCGGCGACGACCTGATGGTCGAGTACGCGCCGCATCGCGCCGTCGCCTATCCGGCCGGACGACGGCTCGGGCTGGTGGCGCCCCTCGCGACCGCAGCGCCCGAGCCGCCGCCGAAGCGGCGGCGGCGGGTCCATGCGCCGCCGCTGCCCGACCGGCGGGCACCGACCGAGGACGAGATCCGCGCCATCCGGATCTTGAAAAATCTCGGCTGTGAGGCCTGGGAGATCGCCGATTCGGTCGCGCTCCCGGTCGAGACGATCCGGGAGCAGCTGGCATGGATGCCGTGAGGGGTTCGGCGGTGCGCCGGTTCACCGCCCGCCGGGTGCGGATTCCGGGCTCGACCGGTCTGGCGCTCGAGCACCCCTGCGGGATCTGCGGCGCGGCACTGGCGCCCTACGGCTCCGGGGTCTCGCTCATGCGGGCGATGGAGAGCGGTCGCGCCAGCGACGCGGGGGAGTGGCGATGCGCGAGATGCAGGGGGATCACGAGATGACGGACGCATCGCGGAGCCACCGGCTGGTGGTGATCGAGAGCCCCTATGCCGGCGCCACCGCCGCCGAGATCGAAATCCGCGTCCGCTATGGCCGTGCCTGTCTCGCCGACAGTCTGGCGCGCGGAGAGGCGCCGATCGCCTCGCACCTGCTCTACACGCTGCCCGGCGTGCTCGACGACAGCGACCCCGCAGAGCGGCGGCTCGGAATCGAAGCCGGGCTCGCTTGGCTCGCGGCGGCAGACGCCTCGGTCGTCTATGCCGATCTCGGGATCTCCCTGGGAATGGCCGAGGGGATCGCGCGGGCCGTGAAGTCGGGCGTGGTCGTGGAATTCCGGCTGATCGGGTGGGCGAAATGAGCGGCACCGATCATACGACTCGTCGCGACCGCATCAGGGCGAAGATCGCCGCTCGTGTCATCATCGCCGAGAGCGGCTGCCACATCTGGACCGGTCTCACCTCGGGTGAGAGCGGACGCGGGCGCGGCTATCCTCGAATGAGTCTCGATGGAGCGACGGTCGCGGTGCACATCACCGCATGGATCGTCGAAAACGGACCGGTGCCGCCGAAAAAGCAGATAGACCACCTGTGTTGCAACCGCCTCTGCGTCAACCCGGCGCATCTGGAGATGGTTACCCATAGGACCAACCAGCGGCGGCGCGATCAACGGCGAGCGCAGTTCGTGGCCGAAGGGTGCTCGCCATGATCGACGAGCGCACCGCCGTGCTCGAAGCGGCTCTTTCCTATGCAGCGCGGGGATGGCGAGTTTTCCCGTGCGATCCCCACCCGATGAAGCCGAAATCGAAACGGCCGCTGGTCGGGGCCGAGCACGACGAGGCCGGTAAGGCGATCGAGGGCAGTGGTTGGCCGAAGAAGGCGAGCGCGGACCCGGAGCAGATCCGCGCCTGGTGGCGTCGCTGGCCGACGGCGTTGATCGGCATGGCGCCCGGATGGGCCGAAGCTTTCGTCGTCGATCTCGACCCGAAGGGCGAGCCGGTCGAAGCGGTCGAGGCGCGGCTTGCTGCGGCGATCGGCGGCCCTGTGCCGCGCGGGCCGCGGACCCGGACGCAATCGGGTGGGCTGCATCTATGGTTTCGCCGGCCGGCGCGCGAGGTCATCGGCAACACGACACCGGGCCTCGCCAACATCGATATTCGCTGTGATCTCGGCTACGTCATTCTGCCGCCGTCGAAAATGGGCAACGGCAACGCCTATGCCTGGATCGGTCAGCCGTTCGACGGAGATGCGCCGGAAGTACCGGCGGCACTCCTCGCTCTGATCGACGGGCGCGAGCGTCACGAAACGCATGGACGGGTCGGCCCGCAGCCGATCTCCCGTGCACCGCCGCCGGCCCTCCCGCATCACGCGGGAGAAGAGGCACGGCGGCGCTACGCCCGCGGGGCGCTGGACAAGATAAGGTCGGAGATCGCCTCCACCTCGGCGAAACGGGGGACCGCGCTCTATGCCGGTGCTTGCGCCGCCGGCCGGCTGCTGGCACATGGAGCGATCTCGGAGCGAGAGGCCCTGGCCGCGCTCGTCGACGGCGCCGAACTCTGTGGCCTCGTCGGCACCGATGGCATCGCCAGCGTCGAACGAGACATTCAGCGGGGGTTTGCCGAGGGTCGCGCCACCGCTGCGGAGGTCGGGCAGCGCCTCGATGAGGTCGAGGCGGAGGCGGAGAAACGGTCACGGCGAACGGCATCCAACGCGCCTCGCGCTCCAGAACCTCCGCCGTGGGAACCCGACGGGTCGCGATGGGAGGCAACGGATTCGACCGAACCGAGTGGGAGCGAGCCCGATGACGGCGACGACGTCGATCTCGTCGTCGAGCCCGAGGAACCGGGTGCCGACGTCGACATGGCGATCGTCGAGCGCTGCGCCGCACTCGACCACTCCGACACCGACAATTCCGTGCGGCTGCTCAGCCACTTCGGGACGGATCTGCTGATCCGCTCGCAGGAGGGCGGGCGTGAGCCGGTGTGGTGCGGCTGGGTCGGGACCCACTGGGAAGACGTCAACGGCAAGGCGGTCGCGATCCGCCGGGCACAGCGGCTCGGCGACCGGATCAAACTCGAAGGGGCCTTTCTCCAGCCGACGCCGACCGAACGGGCGACGATCGAGGCCGGGAAACTCGCCGCGAAGACGGCGCTCGCCGACCGCAGCGACGAAGACACTCTGGCGATCGAGAAGGCGGCAGCGGCGCAGAAGATCGTCGACGGGCGGCGCGGCAAGCGGATCACCTTCGGCGTCTCGTCGAAGAACAAGGCGCGCGTGGTGGCGATGCTGGAGATGGCGGCACCGCACGTGATGCGCGATCCCAGCGATTTCAACGCCGATCCGCTGGTGCTGGTGACGAAGAGCCATACGCTGCGCTTCCGCCGCGAGCGGGTGCCGGAGAGCGGCGACACGGTCGCGCACGTCGAGGCGATCGAGGGGCACCGGCGCGAGGATCTGGTGACTCGGGTGGTGCCGGTCGCCTGGCGCCCCGGAGCCTCTGCGCCGAGGTGGCAAGCGATGCTCGAACGGTTTCAGCCGGACCCCGAACAGCGGCGATTTCTCCAGGTGGCGACTGGGCTCGGCTGCCTCGGGCTCACCGAGCAGGTGCTGATCTTCCACTATGGCTCTGGTGCCAACTCGAAATCGGTCTTTCTCGAATGCGTCGCCCGCACCCTCGGACCGCTGGCTGCCGGCCTGCCGGCGGAGGCGGTCGCCGGAGACGAGCGCGGCGGAGGCGGGCTCAAGGCGTCGCCGGAGATCGCACGCCTCTACGCCACCCGCTTCGTCAGAATCTCGGAGATTCCGCAGGGGGAGCCGCTCAAAGAGGAATTCGTCAAGCGGATCACCGGTGGTGAGCGGTTCCCGGCCCGGGCGCTGTTCGAGGGCTATTTCGAATTCCAGCCGGTGTTCATCCCGCACATGTCCGGGAACGGTTACCCACGGATCGTCGGCACCGACAACGGGATCTGGCGGCGGATGCGCGTCATCCATTGGCCTGTGCAGCTCGAAGACCGGGAGACGCGGAATTTCTCGGATGTCGTCGGTGAGTTGATGGAGGAGGCCGAGGGCATCCTCGAATGGATCGTCGAGGGGGCGCGGATCTATCTCGAAGAGGGTTTGGTGACACCGCCGAGCGTGATGGCAGCGACCGAGCTGATGCGCGACGAGAACGACCCGGTGAAGCGTTTCTTCGAGGCGGCGGTGACCGTCACCGGCCTGGAGGCCGATCGGGTAGCCGGCGGCAAGATGTACGCTGCCTACACCGCATGGGCCAATGGTGACCACGTCCCGGTCAACCGAACCCGATTCGGTCTCAACCTGACGAAGATCACCGAGCGCCATGGCGTCGCCAAGGACAAGACGACGTCTGGCCTCATCGAATATATCGGCATTCGGCTCAAGCGCGATCCCGGAACCCATGAGGACCCCGGCTGGCAACCCGGCGAACAGTCCTGATCGACGGACGGTTCTGGAGGGTTTCGGAGAGTTTCTCGTAAACTGTCCGCCGTCGGGAAGGTGAACGACGCCAATCGGTTGGCTGGTCAGTCGGACAGTTCGGACAGTTTTCCGCGCCGCGCGTATGAAAAGGGGTTCGGGGAAAGCCGATAGGGAACGAATGAAACTCTCATATACATGAAAAACTATCAGAACTGTCTGAACTGTCTTATATTATTGATAATATGATGTTTTTCGACTCGGATAGTTTTTTCGAACTGTCTTGGACTATCCGAGTGAGAGGGGTCGTCGATCGAAACCTCGCCTTATCCCGGTCGGAGCGAGAATTGGTTACGGGAACAGGAGAGCGACCATGGCCGAGACCTGGGGACTGATCTGGACGGCGGCGCGGGCGGAAGAGACGGCGGCGGCGGCGCTGCGGCGTATCGGCGTCGAGACCTATCTGCCGACGGCCCGCCACCTCGTGCGGCGCTCGCGCCATGTCAAGCAGGCGACCGTCGAGATGCGGGTGCCGGTGTTCCCGCGGTATCTGTTCGTCGGCATCGACCGGCCGGACTGGCAGCGGTTGCGGTCGGCCTCCGGCGTCTCGGCGATCGTGGCGATCCGCGGCGAGCCGGTGATGATCGGCAGGCGCGAGATCGAGGACGTCATGGCGGCCGAGGACATGGGGCTGTTCGACGAGGCGGTCGCCGACGGCGGGCCGACGGTGAGGCTCAGGATCGGCGACGCGGTCGAGCTCGTCGGTGGGGCGATGATCGGCTACACCGGCTCGGTGGTCGCCGTGCCTCCGTCACAGGCCCGCCGCATACGGGTCGAGATCTGCGGACTGCCGGTGAGCGTGTCGCTTGACCAGATTCGGAAACTGGCGTAGTTCTTGCTTCGGACGAGTTGGTGACCTGCCGCAGCGCCCTTGCGCCGAGCGACAACCGGCCCCGGGCCTCCGCAGATAGCGGGAGGCCGTAAGGGCGGCTCGTGCCGAAAATCAGAGATCAGATCGGGAGCGCTGCCGATGTGCCGATGTGCCGAGCGGCGCGCCAAGATCGCCGAGGCGGGGCGCGCAGCGGTCAGGGGCGACAGGTCCAAGATCGGCCCGGCCGCGCGCTTCGTGGTGGCAACGTCGAGGGAGGATGTCGCGATCGCCGCGCGCAAGGCGTTTCGGTTCGCCGTCGGGGCGATGAGATCCAGCCGATGAACACGGCGGTCGTCTCATACCGCATCGACGCGGCGGAATTCCTCGCGAAATCAGCGAGGATCGCGGCGCTCCCGGATGGGATCCGGACGAGCGTGCTGTCGAAAGCGTTTCGGGCGGTCAGCCGCGCCTCTGAATCGAAGATCGTCAAGCAGGTCGCCGTCGACACGACGATGCGGCAGAAGGACGTCAGGGACAAGCTGAGGACCTTCTACTCGGACCACGACGTCACCCATGTCGTCACCTCGCCCTGGATACCGCTGGCCAAGCTCGGTGCGGCGCGGCAGACCAAGACGGGCGTGACGGTCCGGGGGTGGGGTGCTCATCGGGGGGCGTTCATCCTCTCCAAGCTGGGCGGAAACGTCTACGCGAGGACGTCCGCCAAGCGCTTCCCGATCAAGAAGCTGTATGGCCCGAACCCTGCGAACCACATCAACACTCATCCCGAGCGCTTTCGGAAGATCCTGGAGGACGAGGCCGATCGTCGCCTTCTGCCCGAGGTCGACCGCCTCCTGGGTCTCCTCCTCGACCGCCTGTGAAACATCGATGTTTCACAGGATGTGAAACAGTGTTGCAGAAGTGCAACATGTTTCACGGGTCCTTCCCCCCACGGTCGACTTTCACGGGCCCGCGGCTCGCTTGGTTTTGCCAGTGGGGGGGTCGGAAAGCGGTACACGGGTGGCACGGGTGCACGTGAGGCGCACACACGGATGAGCGCGGTATCGATTACCGAAGCGGCGGTCCGGCTCACGGCTCTCGGCGACCGGATCGACCGGTCGACGCTGTCGCGGTACCTCGCGCAACATGCCGAGGCGCTGCCGGTCGAGCGGCGGGGCAAGTCGGGGCTCATCGATTTCGATCTGCTCCTCGCCCACCGGCGCGAGAACGTGCGGATCTCGTCCGACGTCCCGGCCCCGATGGAGGTCATTGCGCCGTCTGTCTCGGCCGCGCCGAAATCGAAGTTCACCGGCGCACAGATCAGCGGCACCGCGCGCAAGGCAGCGGCCGACGCCGAGATGCGCGAGATGGACATCGCCGAACGGCGGCGAGAGTTGACGCCGCGGATCGAGGTCGACCGGGCGGCCCGTGAAGCCGTCGGGCTGATGACCGCCGCCTTCGACGTGACGCTCGAGGCGTCCGTCTCGGACGCCTCGGTCAAGTACGGATGGGACGAGCGGCAGCTGCGGATCGTCCTCAAGGCCTACGTCCGGGAGGGTCTCGCCACCTTTCATCGCGAGTTGCTCGACCGCATCGAGGCACTCGGCCGAGACGATGGCGCCGTGGGGGTCGGCGCCGGAGAGTGAGACCACCGATGATGGACGATGCGCGCCAGCGCTTCCCGGCTCTCCCGCTCGGAGCCCTCGCGCTGTTCGAGACGCTCGCCGCGGCGTCGAGGCCGATTGAGGATCTGACGATTTCCGAATGGGCCGAGCGCTATCGAGTGGTGTCCGCCGAATCCGGCTCGCCGACGCCGGGCCCGTGGCGCAACTATCGCTCGCCGCATCTGGTCGAGCCGATGGACTGCCTGCACCCGGATCATCCGGCGCGCCGCGTCACCTGTCGATGGGCGGCGCAAACCGGCAAGACGTCGATCATGGAAAACTGGTTCTGCTACGTCGTCGACACCTCCGGCGGCTCGATGATGATCGTCATGCCGACCCTCGACGAGGCGGTCAAGTTCAACCGGGTAAAACTCCAGACCACGATCGACGCGACGGCCAAGATCCGCCACAAGGTGGCCCCGGCCAATTCTCGCGACGAGCAGGGGTCGACCACCAGCTTCAAAAAGTACGCCTCGGGGTTCTGTATCGTCGTCAACGCGGGCTCGTCGAAGGGCCTGCAAATGGTGTCGATCAAGAATCTCGCGATGGACGAGGTCACCGGCTACCCGCGCGACGTCGACGGTCGCGGCTCTCCCCGAGATCAGGCGCGAGCGAGACAACGCCGGTACGGCGATCAGGCCAAGGAATTCCAGGGGTCGACACCCGGCATCATTGGGGAATGCGCGATCACCGCCGACTACAAAGCGGGTGACCAGCGTCTGCGCTACCTGCCCTGCCCGCACTGCGGCGCCTATCAGGCGCTCGACCTCAAGCAGATGCGCGGCCCAGACGAAGAATCGGGCTCGCACTTCCTCTGCCTCGCCTGCGGCCGGCGGATCCTCAACGGCCACAAGCACGAGATGCTGCCGCGCGGCGAATGGATCGCCTGCTTCCCGGACGGCGACGGCGAGGTCCCGCCGTCGGTGATTGCGCCGGCCGAGATGGACCGGTGGCGCTGCCCGCCGTGCGAGGGGAGATGCCGTGACCGTCAACCTAGCTACCACCTGTGGGCCGCCTACGCGACCGGTGACGGCTTCGATGCGATCTGGCAGCGCTGGCAGGAGGCGCAGGGCGACACCACCAAACTGCGGACGTTTTCCCAGCAGGATCTCGCCGAGCCCTACGATCCCGGCGCCACGGCGCTGGAGCACGAGGCGATCCTCAAGGCCCGCGTCGCCTACCCGGCCCGGATGATCCCGCCGGAAGCCGGGGCGGTCGTGCTGACCGCCGACGTCCAGGGCTACGCAATCAAGGCGACGGTCCACGCCTTCGGGCCGAACGGCCGCGCCTGGCTGATCGACCGAGAGGTACTCGAGGGAGCCCCCGACCGGTCAGACGAACCGTGGCGGCTGCTCGCCGACATGCTCGGCCGCACCTATCCGACGGCCAGCGGGACCATGAAGGGTATCGACCTGGCCGGCATAGACTCCGGCTTCTTGACCTCTCGCGTCTATCGATTCTGTTCGTCGCGCCCGAACTGCCTGGCGCTCGACGGTCGAGCGGCCGCGGGCCTGCCGCTGCTCGGGACGGCGAGGAAGCAGGAAATCCGCGACGAGCATCGGCGGCTGGTCGCCGCCTCGGTGGTCTATCCGGTCGGCAACTACGACGCCAAGATCAAGGTGACCGCGGCCCTCGCCAACTTGGTCGAGGGTCCGAATGCCGCGGGGCAATGGCCGCGCGGGGTGCTGTACCTGACGCCGGACCTCGCCGACGAGTCCTATGTGATGGAGCTGCTCGGCGAACGGCTGGTCGACCTCGAGGAAGAATCGGCGCGGCAGCCGAACCACAAGCGCAAGCAACTGGTGAGACCGGAAGCCCGCCGGGTCTGGCGAAAACTCCCCGGCCGGCAGAACGACTGGTTCGATTGCACATCCTACGCCTACGCGCTCGCCTTCCGCCTCGGCGTCGATCACATGACCGAGGCACAATGGATCGCTCGGCTCGCCGAGGTCCATGCGGCGCCGCCGCCGGTGACGCTGTTCGATCTCGCCGCCGACCCTCTCGCCCCCGCAGCGCCGTCCCCGGCGCCGTCCCTGAAATCGAAACGCAGCGACGACGACGACTGGCTCGGCGATCGCGGCGGAGACTGGTGACGACATGGCCCGCATTTCGACCGACGTCCAGGCGGACATCGACAATCTGCGGCGGGCCATCGGCACCGGCGCCCGGCGCGTCGAATTCGGCTCCGGCGTCACCCGCCACATCACCGAATTCCGCTCGCTCGCCGACATGCAGTCGACATTGGCGGTGTTGCAGGCCGAACTCTCCGGTCTCGCCGGAGCGACGGCGCCGAGCCGCGTCGCCTACCTCGAACACGGTCGCGACTGATGAACGTCCTCGATCGCATCATCGGCGCCGTCTCGCCGGAAGCAGGGCTCAGACGAGCCCGCGCTCGGGCCGCACTGGCGCTGGTCCGCGACTACGACGGCGCCACCAAGGGGCGGCGCGGCGCATCGCTGCGCGGCCGCGGCACCTCGGCCAACACCGAGATCGGCCCGGCCCTTTCCGCCCTGCGCGATCGGGCCCGAGATTTTGCCCGCAACACCCCGCACGGGGCGCGGATGCTCGACGTCCTCGTCAGTCACGCCGTCGGCACCGGCATCGGTGTCGTCTGGGATACCGGCTCGGACCGCACCGACCGGATCGTCCGCTCGGCATGGGAGGAGTGGCAGGCTCGGGCGGACATCGTCGGCGGCGGTTTCGCCGGGCTCCAGGCGCTGGCGCTGCGCTCGACGATCGAGGGTGGAGACTGTTTGCTCCGCTTTCTCGATCTGCCGATGACGGCCGACCGTCGGGTGCCGCTGGCGATCCAGGGTCTCGAAGGCGATCACATCGACGAGAGCCGCGACGGCGTCGGCTACGGCGCCGATCGCGCCACCCGGCTCGGGGTGCGGCTCGGCGACTACGATCGGCCCGTCTCCTATTGGGTACGACCGACCCACCCCGGCGAAATCGCACTGTCGACCGGTTGGCCGCTGTCGGTCGAGGTGCCGGCGGCGGACTGCATCCATCTGTTCCGCCGGCAGCGGTTCGGGCAGGTCCGCGGCGTCTCCTGGCTGGCGCCGCTGTTGCTCACTGCCCGCGATCACGCCGACCTGATGGAGGCGATGATCGTCAAGGCCAAGATCGAGGCCTGTTTCTCGGCTTTCGTGACCCAGGCCCAGGGTTCCGCGGCGGCGCTGCTCGGCGCCGGACAGACGCAGACGTCCGACGCCGAGCGGATCGAGCGGATCAAGCCGGGGATGATCGCCTACCTCAAGGACGGCGAGGACGTCAAGTTCGCGGCCCCGAGCGGCAGCGGTCAGTTCGAGGCGGTGTCGATCTCGACGCTCCAGGCAATGGCGGTCGGAATCGGCCAGACCTATGACCAGCTGACCGGCGACCTGCGGCAGGCCAATTATTCGAGCCTCCGCGCCGGCAAGATAGAGCAGAGGCGGCTGATCGAGCAGATCCAGTGGCTGATGCTGGCGCCGATCGTGATGGATCCGACGCTTGCCCGGTTCGTCGATCGCGCCATCCTCGCCGGTGTGCTGGCCGGCCGCCGACAGGGCTACCGCTACCGGCTGGTGATGCCGGCGGTCGAGCCGATCGACCCGCTGAAGGACTTGGAAGCGGACATCCTCGCGGTGCGCTCGGGGCGGATGACGCCGCAGGAATTCACCGCCGGCTGGGGTGTCGACTGGCGCGACAACATCGAAGCGTTCCGGCAGTGGTTCGCGGCGGTCGATGCGGGCGCGATGGTGTTCGACATAGACCCGCGGCGGACGACACAGACCGGCGCCGCCTCCGGCTACGCCACCGATTCAGGACAGACCAAATGATCCGCGCGACCGCACCGAGATCGATCCCCGACGGATTCGTACCCGGCCAGACCTGCCAGCGGCTGGCGTCGCAGGATGGTCTCGCGCGGATCGCCGGCAGCTATGACCCCGCGGCGCACACGTTCGAGGCGGTGATCTCGTCGGGCGCCGGAGTCCCGCGCTGGGGGATCATCGAGGAGCTGGCGATCACCGAGGCCGCCGTCGATCTGACCCGGGCCGATCTCGGCCAGATCCGCTTGCTCGACAGCCACAATTCCTCAGAGATCGGCGCGATCCTCGGCGTGATGACCGCGGTGCGCTTCGACGGCGCGCTGCTGGTCGGCACATTCCGGTTCGCCGAGACCGACCTCGCGCGTCAGGCCGAGGGGATGGTGGCGCGCGGCGAACTCACCGGCATCTCGATCGGCTATGGCGTCCGGACGTGGACGCTCCGATCGGTCGAAAACAACGTCGAAACCTGGCGCGCCGATCGATGGGAGCTTCTCGAAGTCTCCCTGGTCTCGGTCCCCGCCGACCCGCTGGCGTCGGTCAGATCCGCCGCCGGCTCCACCGCAGAAGGAGACGCCGAGATGCGTCGCTCGATCGAGGGCACGGGCGAGCAGCCCGCCGTCATTCCGCAGACCATTCCCCCGACCCCGGCCGTCGTGCCGGCGACCCCCGCGGCGGTCGCCCCGGTGGCCGAGACCCGCGCCGCTCCGGTGCAGCCGGCCGCCGACGGCGAAGCCCGCGCCGTCGCCGAGCGGACCCGGGCCGCGGCGATCCTCGACGTCGGCACCCGGGCCGGGCTCGACGCCGAGGTGATCCGCACCGCGATCGCGGATGCGACGCCGCTCGAGACGTTCCGGACCCGCGCCTTCGACGCGCTCGCCGCCCGTTCGGCGCACCCGGCGATCAGCGGCGTCCACATCGTCCGCGACGAGACCGAGACCCGCCGGTTGGCGATGGGCGAGGCGCTGACCACCCGGCTCTACGGTGGCCCGCTGCCGGTCCCGACCGGTCGTCCCGCGGTCGCTCTGGCGATCGCCGAGGCGGCGCGCGGCTACATGGACTTCGGGATCGTCGACATGGCCGCCGAGGCGATCGGCCACCGCGGCCGGATCGCCTCCGACTTCGCCGCCCGTGAGACGATCCTGCGGGATGCGTTTCACACCACGTCCGACTTCCCGCTGATCCTCGCGGGAGCCCTCAATTCGGTGTTGGCGGCCCGCTATGCGGTGCAGGCGCCGACCTATCGGCGGATCGCCCGGCAGCGCACCTATCAGGACTTCCGCGACCACAACGTGATCAGGGTCGGCGACTTCCCGCAGCTCCAGGAGGTCAAGGAGACCGGCGAGCTGAAGGCCGGGACCTTCGCCGAATCGAAGGAGAAGACCGCGGTCAAGGCGTACGGGGTCCGCATCGGGTTCTCGCGGCAGCTGCTGGTCAACGACAATCTCGACGCGATCTCGCGCGTCCTCGCCGACCAGGCCGGCGAGGTCGCCCGTTTCGAGGACCGTACCTTCTACGCGATGGCGCTCGCCAACCCCAGTCTCGTCGAGACCGGCCGGGCGGTCTGGAACGCCACCGACAAGACGTTGGCCGGTACCGCCGCGGCGATCTCGACCGCGTCGCTGTCGCTCGGCCGCGCCGCGATCCGCAAGCAGACGCGATTCGGCTCGACCGAGCCGCTGGAGATCGCTCCGACCATCCTGCTCGTCGGCCCCGACAAGGAGACCGAGGCGGCGCAGGTGCTGACCCAGATCGTGGCGACGCAGGCCTCCAACGTCGCGGTGTTCGCCGGGCGGCTGGAAGTCGTCATCACTGCCAAGATCACCGGCAACGCCTGGTTCCTGTTCTGCCCGTCGGACGCGCTGCCCTGCTTCGAATGGGGCCTGCTCTCCGGCTACACGGCGCCGCGGATGCGGATGGACGAGCCGTTCGGCACTCAGGGCGTCAGCTACAGCCTCGAACACGATTTCGGCTGCGGCGCCATCGACTACCGCGGGACCTACCAGAACGCCGGTGCCTGATCGGCCGCCACCGCCCCTCTTCCTGGAGAACTCCGATGAAGAATTTCATCCAGTGCGGCGACAGCCTGACGGTCACCGCCCCCTATGCCGTGTCGTCCGGCGACGGCGTCAAGCTCGGCTCGCTGTTCGGCGTCGCCGCCGTCGATGCGCTGATCTCGACGCCGGTGACGATCGCCCGCGAGGGCGTGTTCGAAATGGATGCCGCGGCCGGCGCGATCGCCGCCGGCGGCCCGGTCTACTGGGACGACAGCGCCAAGACCTGCACCGCGACCGCGACCGGCAACACCCGGATCGGCGTCGCCACCGCGGCCAAGGGCCAGAGCGATACCACCGTCACCGTCGCTCTGACCCCGCCGACCGTGGTGCAGGTGCAGGGCGCCGCGGTCGCCAACGTGGCCTCGGATGCCGCCGCGGCGGCGCTGGCGACGGCGCTCAACGCGCTGCTCGCCTCGCTGCGCTCGACCGGCGTCATCGCCTCGTCGTGAGGGTGAGCCGATGCCGTCGCTGTTCGCCTCGCTCGCTACCTCCGCCAAGGTCGTGACCTTCGCCGTCTCCGCGGAGCCGGCGGAGATCCGGCCGATGGCGCGGGTCGGGCCGAACGGCGCCGCGTCCGTCGACCCGACGCGATCGATCACCCCGATCTCGGTGATCTTCGCCGAGCATCCGGCGGAGTTGTTCGACTCCGCCCGCGTCGCCTCCTATTCGCCGACTCCGTCGGCGGTCGTGGTCCCGGTGGCGGTGTTCGAGACGGCAGCGCTCGGCGGCCTCGTCCTGGTCGCCGGCCGCGACCGGATCGTCCGGACTTCGACCGGCGAGGCGTGGATCCTCGCCGAACGTCTGCCCGACGGTCTCGGTGGCGAGAGCTGGCGGCTCGCCGCCGCATCGGCGTGAGGGGGTGAGATGACGATCGCCGCAACCGTCCTGCGTCTCGCCGTGATCGAGGCGCTGGCTCCCCATGCCGAGCTGGCCTCGGACGATCCGCAGTGGCCGACGCTGGCCGGTGCGCAGATCGCCGACAGTGGGCTCTACATCACCGACCGGACCAGCGTCGACCGGGCCGAGGTCGCAATCTCCGTGTCGATCGACGAGATCCGCGGTCTGGAGCGGGCCGAGAGCTATGGTCTGGCCCGTCAGGATCTCGACGTGGTGCTGATCTGCGACGCCGAAATCGGCGTCATCGACGGCAGCGAGGCCGACGCGGTCGGCGCGTCGCCGGCCGAGGCCGCCGCCAAGCTCGAGGCGACGATCGCTCAGATCCGCTACGCCCTGACCCTCGGCGCCACCGGCGTGATCTTCCGCCGTCTCGCCAAGGCGATGCCGAGCTTTCACGCTCGCGCCTCGCGCGAGCCGGGGTCGGCGGTGCCGCTGATGCGGCTGACCCTATCGGCGACGGTCACCATCGACGACGACGATTGGACCGACGTCGTCGACGGCCTGCCGGCGCCGGCCCACGGGGTCCGGGACCTGTTCGCCGCCGACGGCTACGCCGCCGCGGTGCTCGCCGCGCTCGCCGCGCTGTGGCGGGCTCCGGCCGACCCGACCCCGCTCGAAATCATCCATCTCGGTTTCGCCGGCTTCGGCGCCGGTGCCGCTCCCGCCACCCTCGCTGCGGCCGATGTCCACGCCGCCGCCGATACCACCGAATAGGGGTCTCCCGATGCGTCTCGTCTTCGTCCGCCCGGTCGGCTCGGTGGTGATCCCGATCCCCGGCACCGCGTCCGTCCTTGCCGCGTCGGGCCGCACCGTCGACCTCGAACATCCCTATTGGCGCGAACGGCTCGCCGAGGGCTCGATCGCCGAGGCGCCGGCCGCCGATGCCGCGACTCCCATCCCCGTGACCCGCAAGACCGAGGGCTGAGGCCATGTCGTCCGTCCCCTTCAATCACATCTCGTCCGGCCTCGTCGCCCCGATCTTCACCGTCGAGGTCAACTCGGCCGGTACCTTCGAGGCCGAATCGCGGATCGTGCTGTTCGGCCACAAGCAGACCTCCGGTTCGCTCGCCGAGGCGACGCCGACCTTCGCCGCCAGTCAGGAGGCGGTCGACGCCTTCTGCGGACCGAATTCGATGTTGCGCGACATGTACCGGGTGACCCGGGCGCAGGCGCCGGCCGAGCCGATCTGGCTGGTGGTGGTGCCGGCGACCGGGACCGCCGCGACCTGGACGGTGACGATGACGACGCCGCCGACCGAAGGGGGCTACGGCGTGCTGTCGGTCGCCGGCCGCTCGGTCGAGCTGACCATCGCCGCCGGGTCGACCGCCGCGAACGCCGCCGCCGATCTCGCCGATGCGATCAACGACTACTACGACCCGTTGACCCGGGCGACGCTGCCGGTCACCGCCACCGTCTCCGGCGCGGTCGTCACCCTGACCGCGGTGCACGCCGGCCTCGTCGCCGGGGACATCGAGATCCGGGTCGACACCAGCGACGCCGACAACGCCTACATCGACATCGCCACCGTCGCCGCGGGGACCGCGGCCGCCGGGACTGCCGACACCTCGGCGGCGCTCGCCGCGCTCGCCGACGACGAGGCGACGACCGTACTGTCGCCGTTCGGCGATGCGACCAACCTCGGTCGCTACCGGACCTGGGGCAACGATGCCTCGGGCCGCTGGTCGTGGTCGCGCCAGTCCTATGGTCACGTCTGGACGGTGGCGACCGATGCCGCCGCCGATCTGGTCACCACCGGCGAAGCGCTCAGCGACGACCGCCACACCACGGTTCTCGGGCGGATCGAATCGTCGGGAGACGCTCACCCGCCGTGGGTCTGGCTCTGCGACTACGCCGCCGGGCAGGTGGTGTGGCTGCACGACGGGGCCACCGGCAACGTCTCGCGGTCGATGTCCGGGGTCGCCCTCCAGACGGTGACGCCGCCGCGCGACCGCAGCAAGTGGCCGAGCTACGAGACCCGCAATCAGCTCTTGAGGTCGCGCATCTCCACTTGGCGGGTGGAGAACGGCACCGTCGTCGTCGACAAGGCGGTGACGGCCATGAAGCGCAACACCCTCGGCCAGATCGATACGACGTTTCGCGACGTCCAGGCGCTCTATCAGCTGACTTTTGCACTGAAGTTCTTTCGCGAACGGCTGGCGGCGGAGCACGGCCAGAAGGCGGTGGCCGACGAGAACCCTGCCGGGGTCGCGGCGATCTCCACCCCGGCGGACATCCGCGCCACGATGGTCCACAGCTATCAGGCGCTGGTGTCGCGTGGCGTACTGGAGGACGCCGACGGCTTCGCGACGAAAATCGTCGTCGAGCGCAACGCCGACTCCGCCAACCGCGTCGACGTGCTGGCGCCGCTCGATCGAACCAATCCGCTCGACGTGATCGCCGCCAACGCCCTGCTCTATTCGCAGTTCTGAGGCCGAGCGGCGCTCGGCGCCGCGCCATGAGGATCGACCATGTCCAACAACAGCTTCGGTGGTGCGTTCACGGTGACCCTCGGCGACGGCCGGCGGATCAAGGCCCGCGGCCAATTCACCAACCACCCGACGACGACGACGGTCACGACCGAGAAGAACCTCGACGGCTCGTTCGCGCGGGTGGTGGCGCTACGCAATGCGAAGGTCGAGATGGAACTCGAACTCGCCGATGGCGTCACCGCGGCCGACCTGCTCGCCTACGAGGGCAATCTCACCATCGTCGAGACCAAGAACAGCCGCACCCATCTCTACACCGACGGCTGTTTCACCGGCGAACCGAGCGAGGACGTACTGACCGGCAAGACGACCGGCGTCGCGTTCGAGGCGGTCTCCTACCGGAAGTTGTGAGATGAAGCGGATCGAACTGTCGCGCCGCTATGTCGGCCACGCCCCGGCCGGGACCAGGGTCGCACTGATCGCCGAGCCGACCGGACGGCTCTATCTCGACCTCGGCGAGCCCTACGAGACGCAGCGGACCTCGGCCGGCGAACGCATCGTGATCGAAAACCGCGAGGCGATCCGCGGCTATATCGAGGGGCTGGTGTCGTTCGAGGGCGAGAGCGACGCAGACTCGGTGCTCAATCAGCTCGCCGTCGCCGACGTCCGAGCGGTCAAGGAGGCGGTTCTCGATTTTTTCACGGCCGCGGGGACCTCGGACGGCTCTTCGACTTCCTCGCCTGGACCGCAGGCTGGGGACCCGTCGCCGTCGAATCCCTGACATTTTCGCAGATGGACGCCCGGGTGCTGCGCTACGCGCAGGCCGTCGAGAGGATGCGTAGGCAGCGATGACCCGCGAAATCGAGGCCCGGCTCAAGCTCTCCGCCGTCGACCGGACCGCGGCCGCCTTCAAGGCGGTCGGCGGCCGGATGGCGGAAATCGACCGCAAGGCGAAGGCGCTCAACGCCCGGTCGGCGCAGATGTCTGCTCTCGCCGGGGGCGTCGCAGCCCGGGTCGCCGGAGTGCTGGCGCCGGTCGCAGTGGCTGGGGCCGGGGCGACCGCGTTCAAACAGTTCGCCGAGGTCGACCGGCGGATCACTCGGATCGGTCTCACCGCCGACGCCTCGGCCGATGCGGTCGCCGGCATCCGTACCCGGCTCGCCGACGTCGCCCAGGAGACGGCGTTGCCGATCGCCAAGGTCACCGACGGCCTCGAGGATCTGGTCGCCCAGGGCCGCAGCCTCGACGAGGCGTTGGCTTTCTTGCCGTCGGTCGGGCGCACCGCTGCGGCGAGCGGCGCCGAGGTCAAGGACATCGCCGCCACATCGTCGGCGCTGGCCGATTCGCTCAAGATCACCGCTGATCGCATGCAGTCGGCATTCGACGTGCTCGTCGCCGGTGGCAAGGCCGGGAAGTTCGAACTCAAGGACATGGCGCAGTACCTGCCGTCGATCGCTCCGGCGGCCGCGGCGGCAGGGCTCAGAGGAGAGGCCGGACTGAAGCGCCTGGTCGCGATGTTGCAGATCGTGCGCGCTCAGACCGGCGATGCCGGGGCGGCGGCGACCAACATGCTGAACGTCTTCCAGAAGATGGAGAGCGAAGAAACATCAAATAAATTCAAAAAGATGGGCATCGATCTCCGCAAGGAGATGACCAAGGCGCGCAAGGGAGGTAAGGATCTGACCGAGGTGTTCCTCGATCTCGCCGACAAGGCGATGAAGGGAGACCTCTCCAAGATCCCGCAGTTGTTTGCCGACATGCAGGTGTCGTCCGGCGTCCGCGCGCTGCTGTCGCAACGCGACGCCTTGAGAAAATTGCAGGCGGCTCTCGACGCCGTCGACGGGACGACGATGGGTGATCTCGCCAAGGTGACGCATGACGCCGCGGGGGCAATCACCAAGTTGTCGAATTCCTGGGAAAAGTTTGTTGTCAATCTCGGACGCGGCATCGGCAACAGTGGAGTTCCGGAATTCATCGAAAAATTGTCGGAGGGGATGGATCGGCAGAACAAGCAAGTCGAAGCCGAACAGGCGAAGCCGGGCGGCGGCCGCGAGGAGCGGATCAAGCAGATGGTCGCCCGCGGGGTCGACCGAAACGAAGCCGAAAAGCTGCTTTGGGCCGACGAGCATTGGCTGCCGAGCTTCGGCCCGCGGACCACGGCCGAGGAGATCGCCGCGCAGGGCGAAGCGAAACGGCGGGCGGCGCTCGAACTCCCCGCCGCGCGCGACAATCTCGCGCGGATGCAGGCCGACCTCGAAGCGCGGCAGGCGGCATCGCCTGGGCGGCGCGTCAGCGGCACCTTCGTCCGCGACGTCGATCTGGCGCGGCAACGGGTCGCCGATGCGATCGAGGCCGCCTCGGTGGCTGCCGGCGACGCGCAGCGCTTTCCGCCGGTCGTCGACCGGGCTCGTCTCGCGGCCGGCGCGGCCCAGCGGTTCCGCCCGATGCCGGAAACCTATCCGCTACCATCTCCGCGCCCGGCTGACGGAGCCGAGGCGATCGCCCCGGCGATGGAGGGGATGATCGGCGAGATCGATCGTCAGGGCGCCACCGCAGTCGAGCGGGCGCAAGCGATCTGGGGGCAGATCGCGGCGATCTTTCGGCAGCCGATCACCCCGAACATCCAGGCCCCGCGTCTGCCGCCGCTCGATCCGGGGCGGGCGATCTCGGGCAACACCCAGGCCGGGGGGCCGTGAGCGATGCGTGACTGGTCCGCCACCCTGTCCGCCGCCTCGCTCGCCGGAGTCGCTTTCCGAGTCCGTGAGGACGAAATCGAGGCGGGTCGCCGCCACGCGGTCCATACGATCCCCAACGGCCGACACGTCGTCGAGGAATTCGGCCCGTCGCCGCGGACCTATCAGGTCACCGGCTATGTCGCCGGGGACGCCGCCGACGGCGCGGCGGCGGCGCTGCTGGCGCTCGACGAGACCGCCGGCCCGGTGCTGCTGGTGCTGCCGACCGGGACCGCGATGGTCGCCGGGGTCGAAATCCGCCGGACCTTCGACCGCGACCGGCTCGGCTACATCGCGGTGTCGATCCGCGCCACCGCGGCCGGCGCCGTCTCGGCGCCCGGCTTCGGAGTGGCGGTCGGCGCCTCGCTCACCGCCGCCGGTCTGCTCGCCGCGGTCACCGTCGCGGCCGACGTGGTCTTCACGGCGGTCGGCTCGACTGCGGCCCGCCTCGTCGGAGCTCTCGCCATCGGCTCGTCGCCCTATGCCGCGCTGCTCACCGACCGGCTGATCGATGCGGCGGTCTCGGGTCTCGCCGAAATCGAGACGGCCCGCGCCGCCTCGATCGCTCCGGCCCTCGCCGTCCTCTCCTCCGACGAGGACCGGAGTACCGCCGCCGCCGATTATGTCGACCTGGAGTTGGACATCGCTGAGCTGGTCGACCAGGTCGGCGAGGTGATCGCCGATGCCGCGACATGGTCGACCGGGGTCGCAGCGGCGATCCGCTCGATCGGCGATCTCGCCTCATCGGCGCTGTGGGAGGAGACCGCCGCCGATCTGCTGACGGCGACCGCGGCGACCCACTCGGTCGCCTACACCACCGATGCGACCGCCGCCGCCGAGGCAGCCGCGGCGATCGTCCCGGCGATCGTCCGGGTCTCGGCGCTCGCCTCGGTGATCGAAGTGATCGCGGCGATCGACTATCCGGATCGCCCCACGGCGGTCGCCGCCCGCAATCGTCTGGTCGAGGCGGTCGCCGCCGAGATCGAGCGGCTCGACAGCCTCGATCCGGCGCCCGGCGAGATCATCGCCGCGCTGTCCGACCTCCGCGACGCCGCGGTCGCCGCCCTGAAAAAGCGGGCGACCAGCCTCGCCCCGGTGATTTCGGTGACCTCGACGGCGGTGATGCCTGCGCTCGTCTGGGCGTGGCGGCTCTATGGCGACCCGACCCGGGCCGACGAGATCGTCGCCCGCAATCGGCTCGACCATCCGGCGTTCGTGCCGCTGCAATTCGAGGCGTTGGCGCGATGAGCGCGCTCGAGACGGTGATCCTCAGCGCCGCCGGCTCGTCGCTGCGGCCGATCGAGATCGAGTGGTCGGCCTCGGCCAACGAGGCGGCGCGCACGTTTTCGGCGATGTTGGCGCCGCGGGACGCGACGACGCAGGCGCTCGCTGCCTTCGCGGCCGACGTCGCCGCGATCGGGGCGAGCCTCGCCGCCGGCCCAGCGGTCGAGATCACTGCGAGCGGCGACCTCGTCCTCTCCGGCTGGATCGAGCGTTATCGGCCGCGGATCTCGTCGACCTCGCCGTCGATCCACATCGAGGGACGCTCGAAATCGTCGGTGCTGGTCGACTCCTCGGCGATCCATGCGACAGGCGAGTGGCGCAAGGCCAAGCCGGCGGCGATCATCTCCGAACTGGCGAGCCGCTACGGGGTCGAGGTCACCGACAAGACGGTCGACAGCGTGACGCGGCCGCTGTGGCGGCTGACGCCGGGCGTCTCGGTGATCGCTCACGCCCACCGTCTCGCCAGGGTCGACGGTCAGTCGATCACCGGCACCGCGGCCGGCGGCATCACGGTCTACCGCGGCACTCTCGGCCGCCACGCCGGGTCGATCGTCGAAGGCGTCAATCTGCCCGAGGACTCCGAGGCGGTCCACGACTGGTCCAAGCGGGCCAAGAAGACGACCGTCAAGGGGCAGCGGGCCGATGGCTGGTCGGCCGCCGACCTGACCATCGCCGAGACCTCGCAGGACGCGACGGCAAAGCGTCCGGTCGAGGTGGTGGTGATCGCCTCAGAAGAGATCGATGCCCGCGCCGCCGCCCGCCGGGCGATGTGGCGCCGCGATCAGACGGTCGGCGAGGGCCTGCGGGTGATGCTGCCATCGATGATCGGCTGGCGCGACGGCGGCGGCCGGCTGTGGGAGCCGGGATGGACCGTCTGGGTCGAGAGCGAGTACCTCGGCGTCGCCCAGGAAATGGCGATCGAGAGCGTCAAGGCGAGCCAAACCGATCGCGGGACCATCTGCCATCTCGAGCTGGTCGACCCGCGCGCCCTCGGCGCCAAGGGCGGCAAGGGCAAGGCCCGCAAGGGGCGGTCGAACAAGTCGAAATCTCAGTGGGACATGCCGAGCGATGAGTGACCCGATCCATGCGATGCTGGTCCGGGCCCGGCTGACCGGGCTCGACGACAGCGGCGGCATTCAGCGCGTCTCGGCCGTGGGCCTCGCCGGCTCGCGCTATACCGACGTGCTGCGCTTGCAGCCGTTCGGATTCTCGTCGACCCCTCCCGACGAGTCGATCGGCTGGCTGTTGCACCAGAGCGCCAATTACGAGCGGGCGCTGGCCCTCGGCTTCGAGCATCCCGACCATCGGCCGGGGTCGCTGGCCCGTGGCGGGACCCGGATCTACGACGCCTCGGGGCAGGTGATCTCGATCGTCGAAAAGAAGATCCGGATCGTCGGCGGCGACGAAATCCATCTCTCGGCCACCACCATCATCCTCGAGGGGATGATCAAGCTCGGCTCGGCCTCGGCCTCGCGGCCCGCCTCGGCGCAGGGCACCATCGACACCGGTGGCTTCGCCGACGTCAGCAACCCGGCGACCAAGGTATTGATGGAGTGACCGCATGACCTGGGAGATCTCCTGGCGCGGCCACGAGGCCGACGAGCCGGCGACGCCGCTCGATTGGGACACGGTGCTCGACCTAGATGCGGGCGAGCTGGCGTTCGATTGGCGGTTGGCGCCGCTCGACGGCGAGATCGACAGCGGCGGGCTTCGCGCTCGCGCGGCGATCGCCACCGCGGTGATCATCTCGCTGTTCACCGACGCGAGAGCCCCGGACGGCTGGCGGCCGGAGGTGATCGATCGCCGCGGCTGGTGGGGCGACGGGCTCAACGCCGACGGCGAGGAGCCGCTCGGATCATGGCTGTGGACGGTGCTCGAAAACGGCGTCGCCACTGCCGCGACGGCCCGCGATGCCGAGGCCGAGGCGGCTCGGGCGCTCGCCTGGATGACCCGCGACGGCGTCGCCGGATCGGTCGAGGCGGCCGCCACCGTGCTTCCGGCCGATCGCCGGCTGACCTTGGCGATCATCATCCGCTCGCCGTCGGGCGCCGAGCTGTTCGCCCGTGATTTCGATCTCCTCTGGCGTCAGGTGCGATAATGGCGTGGACCCGCAAAACGCTCGCCGAATGCATCGCCGCGGTGTCGGGGGCGCTCGAGAGCTGGCTGCCGGGCGCCGATGCGCGGTTGGCGCGCAACAACTTGGGCCCGACCGCGACGGCGATCGGCGGCGTCCATCACGCCTACGAGGAAAGGTTGGCGAGGCTGGCGCGCGGCCGATTCGTCCATCTCGCCGATGAGGACGAGCTGCTCGATCACGGCGCCGATCTCGGGATCGCCCGCAAGGCGGCGGCGTCGGCGACCGGCCTCGTCGTCGCGGTCAGCACCGGCGCCGCCTCGATCGCGATCGGGGCGATGATGCGCCGGGCCGACGGCACCCGATATCGAGCGACCACCTCGGGATCGATTGCCGGGGCCGGGACATTCTCGGTGGCGGTCGCCGCGCTCACCGCCGGTACCGCCGGCAACACCGACGCCGGCACGACATTGACCGCACTCACCGACGTCACCGGTGAGATGACGCTCACCGTCGATGTCGACGGTCTCGCCGGAGGCGCCGAAATCGAGGAGATCGAGACCTATCGCTCTCGGCTGCTCGCTCGATTGGCCTATCCGCCGCAGGCCGGCACCACCTCCGACTATTGGCGCTGGGCAACCGCGGTCGCCGGCTGCTCCGACTGCTACGTCTGGCCGCGGCCGACCGCCGCCGGCCGGGTCCGTCTCTATCCGATATTCGACGGAGTGCGCAGCCATGGTCTGCCGACCGAGGCGGATCTCGATCTGGTCGCCGAGGCCGTCGGCGCGTCGGCGCCGGACGGCTGCATCGTCGAGGTCGTCGCCTTCACGCCGCATCCGGTGGCGATCGAGATCGCCGAGCTGTCGCCGTCGACATTGACCGTCGAGGATGCGATCGCCGCCGAGATCGCCAACATCTTCGCCGAGCGCAGCCGGGTCTGTGGTGCCGCCGAGGCACATCCGGCGTTCTCGATGCGGGCGACGGCATTCTCGTTCCCGGTTTCGTGGGTCTCGGAAGCGGTGTCGCGCGCGGTCGGCGAGCAGCGCCATGTCCTCACCTGTCCGGGGGCCATTGACGGGGTGATCGTACTCGCGGCCGGAGAGCGGGCGACGGTCGGCAACATCCTGTTTTCTTGAGGTCATTCGATGCGTTGCCCGACGGCCGACGAGATCATGCCGGCGCTCGCCGCCTTGCTACCGCGGGGCCGTGCCTGGGCTGCGGCGAGCCGCGACGGCTCGGTGATGGCGCGATTTTTCCGGGCGATCGCCACCGATCTGGCCCGGCTCGAGGCTCGGCTCTGCGCGCTGCGGGCGGAAATCTACTGCCGCACCATGTCGGAGACCCGCGACTGGTGGCTCACCGACTATGGGCTGCCGGACAGCTGCGACCCCTGGGCGGATCCCTGCACCAAGCGGCTGGCGCTCGGCGCCACCCGATGCGAGCACTGGGCGGCCTATGCCGCTGCGGCCGGATGGTCGATCACCTGCACGCTGCTCTGGGACTGCGGCGGCATGGCGGGTACGGCACGCGCCGATTGTGCCACCGCCGCGCCGAGCTGGCCGGGGCCGGTGATTCTGATCACCGTCGACGCCGCGGCCTCGACCGCCTGGGTCGCACCGCAGACTCACGAGGCGTTTGCCGATTGCTACCGGGCCGACGAGCCGGTCGGCTGCGGCTCGGATATCTCTGCCCTGCAATGCCTGCTCGAGCGGCTGATCCCCGACCATATCGAGCGACGCTACGAGGTGATCAACGATGGCTGACAATTTTTTCGGGCCGGCCGGCAGCGACGCGGTGACCACCCGTCCGAGCGCGACGCCGGAGGTGGCCCGCGCCGGAGCGGCGGCGCGCTGGTTCACGCCGTGCACCTCGGCCTCGGCGGCCGACGGCACCCGGATCGCCACCGAGTGGCTCAATCTGGTCGTCGCCAATCTCGACGGCGTCCGCGACGGCGCCGGCATCGATTCGGGCGAGGCGACACCCGGCGCCGACGACGTCCTGCTCAAGGCGATCATCGCCCTGATCACGGCGCGGATCCCCACCGTCGACGGATTTCTGGCGCTGACCGGCGGCACGATGACCGGCGATCTGACGCTCAGGGGCGCGCCGACCACCGATCTGATGGCCGCCACCAAGGCCTATGTCGACGCGGTGTCGGCGGCGCTCGCGGGCTATTTGCTCAAGTCGGGCGGGACGATGACCGGTGACCTCACGCTCAAGGGCGCCCCGACCACCGATCTGATGGCGGCAACGAAAGCCTACGTCGATTCGATCGGGGCGACGGTGCTGTCGCGCGGCAGCGGCTACCTCGCGCTGCGATTCGGGCCGGTGGGATCGCCGATCCTCCAGATCGCGACCGGGTCGCAAGTGACCTCGAAAGACGTCGCCCAGACGGTCACGCTGCCGACGACGTTTCCGACCGCGGTCACGGCCGCATCGGTCTCGACTAATGCGGGCGACGAGGCCGGGCTCAGTGATGCCTGGTTCGAGGTGATTTCGAAGACGACGTCGACGGTGCGGGTGATCTGCCAGAGCTTTTCGAGCGATGCGACCACCTCCGGCGGGATGACGCCGGTGGTGACGGCCTGGGGCTACTGAGGAGGAGATCATGCAGATCTGGTACGTCCCGGCGACCGGCGGATTCTGGTCGGACGATCTCGGGCCTGCTCCGGCGGATGCGATCGGAATCACCGAGGAGCGACATGCGGCGCTGATCGCCGAGGTCAACGCCGACCCGCGAGCCTCGATCGTGGTCACCGATGGTGTCCCGACCGTGGTGGTGACGCCGCTGTCGGCCGAGGAGGCTGCGGCGGCGGCCAAGACGGCGGCTCAGCGGGCGGTCGACGCTCACGTCGAGGCGGTCGCGCGGGCGCGCGGCTACAACAGCGCCGCGACTCTCGCCGGCTATGCGACGTCGACGGTGGCCGCGTGGGCGGCCGAGGCCGCCGCTTTCGTGGTGTGGCGCGACGCGGTGTGGACCTCGGTGATCGCTACCCTGGACGCGGTCGAGGCGGGCATTACTCCGGCGCCGACCATCGACGCGCTCATCGCCGGGCTGCCGGCGATCTCCTGGCCGACCATCTGAGGATCAGACCATGGCCGCCGCTCCCGTCATCGATCTGCTCGCCTACAACAACACGCGCGGGACGTTTTCGCGGGACGTCTCGACCTGGGCCGAGATCTACGACCTCGCGACCGCCGAATGGCGGCTGCAAGTGCGGCGCGCCGCCGAAAAGCCGACGGCGCTACTGGAACTGTCGACGACGGGCGGGACCGCCGCCTACGCCGCCGGGATCGTCGTCTTCACCGTGTCGGCCGCGACGATGGCGCGGCTCGATGCGGGTAGTTACGTCTGGGATTTCGGTTTCGTGCCGGCCGGCGGTGATTTCGTCCGCTGCGGGGGCGGCGCCTACGTGGTCGAGGCGGGAGTGACGCGATGAGCGTCGACACATGGATCGTCACCTCAGAGACCGGCGTCGACAATCCGGTGCCGGTGCCGGTGCCGGTCGATCTCGCCCAGGCGCTCGCCGCGGCGGCCGGGTTTGCCGAGCAGGCCGGGGTCTCGGCGACGGCATCGGCCGATGCCGCGGCCTCCTATGTCAACCCTCATTGGGCGGACATCCGCGACAAGCCGACGACGCTCGCTGGAGCCGGCATCACCGATGCGGCGCCGCTCGCTCACGTCGGCTCGACCGACGGCCATCCGGTCGCGACGACCACGCATGCCGGCATGATGAGCGCGGCCGACAAGGCGCGGCTCGACACGGCGGTCGTGGACGTCCAGGTCGGTGCGGCCGGCGGCGTCGCGCCGCTCGATGCCTCGGGCCAGATCCCGGCGATCTACCTACCGAGCTATGTCGACGACGTCGTCCCGGTCGCGTCGGTTGCGGCGCTGCCGACCGTCGGAGAGACCGGCAAGATCTACGCCACTGACGACACCGCCCTCATCTATCGGTGGTCGGGCTCGGCCTATGTCGAGATTTCCGCCTCGCCGGGCTCGACCGATGCGGTCCCGGAGGGCAGCAATCTCTACATGACGGCGCAGCGGGTACGCGACGTCGTCCTTACGGGCCTGTCGACGGCGACGTCGGCGGTGATCGCCGCCGCCGACTCGGTACTCGGCGCATTCGGCAAGCTCCAGGCGCAAATTACGGGTCACATCGGCTCGACCGACGGCCACCCGGTGGCGACGACTGCGGCGGCCGGCATGATGAGTGCGGCCGACAAGGCGTGGCTCGACGGGTTGGCGGCCGCCTATCCGATCTCATCGTCGACGGTCAGTATGGTCGCGTTCAGGCGCGCGCTGGTCGCTGCCTCTCGGTACGAGGTGGTGCGGGATGCCCGCTCGGCCGACCCGAGTAGCCCGTATTTCAGCGCCGCCATCGCGTGGGACACGTCGCCGTTCGTCACTCCCGGCGACGATCTCGCACTGTGGCTCCTCGTCGCTGCTCCAGATGGGCCAGGCCTGACCTCTCTCGAAATCGCTGATTTGTTCGCCGCCGCAAGATCATGAGGTCTCAATGATCAAGATCATCCCCCCTGCGCTCCTCATCGTCCTGTCGCTCGTCGCCGCCGCAGCCGGCGGCATGTTGGATCGCAGCATTCATTTCGACCCAACGACCGGCTTGGCCTGCGTCGCCGACGGGACGTCGGCGTGCGTGCCGATCGGGACGCTGGATTCGACCTCCCACGCCTTCGTTCCGGCGCTCGCCGGCAAGACGATCGCGCAGACCGCGACGTCACCGGGGGCTTCGTTGCTCGAGTTCCACCCGACCTATTCGGGGACGATGAGTTCGAGCTTCTCGGCGCTTCAGCTGACGTTCAACGACAGCCTCGCGGCGGGCAGCAACTATGTCTACCCGCTCAGCATCAACCACGTCCTGAACAGTAGTGCGATCACCGGCATCCGTCCGGGGCTGACGGCGCAGACCACATTCGAGCACGCGACGGGGAACGACGCGGCGCACGGGTTCTATCTCGGAGGTTCCTTCGTCTTCGTCGCGGGGGCCCCCGACAACGGAACCGAGACGTCTCCGCAAGGGTATGGCTACGGCGACAACCCGTGGTGCCACTTCGTTTCTGGCGCGACGAACTGGGCCGGCTGCATCGGATCCGACATCATCGCGCAGTTGGATGCCGGATCGAGCGCGAGCCGGCGCATCGGCGCACAGGTGGAGAGCGACGGCCAGGTGCAGGGCACCGACATCGACACCGCCGTCGACATCTGGCACGGTGCCGGTCAGGTCCAATGGCGGACAGGGCTGCTGTTCGACGACAGCCGCAACCTGCAGGTGACCGCCGGTGGTGAATATCCGATTTCGACCGGCGGAACCGGCATCAAATTCGGCTTCGGGTCGACCGTCTCGACTTCGCTCTATGCCGGCATCGACATGTCGATGTTGACGAGCCCGTTCACCGACGGCGGCGACCCGATCATTCTCCCGGCGAACAACGGCGGCCTCTCCTTCGGCGCATCCGGTGCCGGTGGCCGGATCGCGTCTCAAGCCACATCGAACGGCCCCCAATTACTGATGCTCAGCAACGATCTGCGGATCGTGATGGGGGGAACGACGAAATGGGATGTGTCGTCGACTGCGGCGGCACTCTCCGTGCCTCTAACCATCTATGGATCGCAGACCGTCTACGGGCCGCAGACCATTTGGGGATCGGGATCGTCGGCGCCGACCGCGAGCTTCTACGCGAGCGATTATGTCGCCGGGACGGCCGGATCCGGTTTCTACATGCATACGAAAGCCGCGACCGGCAATTCTGACACCGAGATCGTCGCCTTTCAGGCCGGCAATTCCGCCTATGCGAAGTTGACGACGCCCGGGACCTTCGGTGCGGCGGCCTATCAGGTCGGGTCGGATGCCGGCGTTTCGTGCGCCGCGGGAACCGTCAATCTCACCACCTTTACCGTCACCAACGGCATCGTCACTCACTGCTGAGGCAATCCCCATGGTCGGGCAGGTCATCGTGTCGGCGATCGCGACCATCGGATTCGTCGGCATCCTCACGCTGTGGGCGCTCCACCCGCCCACAGCGCAGGGCGAGATGCTCAACGTCCTCGTCGGAGCGCTCGCCACGGGGTATATAACAGTCGTCAACTATTGGCTCGGGTCGAGTTCTGGGTCGAGATCTAAGGACAAACTGTTGCAAAGTAAAGATGAACAGACGACGCCCGCAAACGACCAGATCAACAAACTCTGACCTCATCTCGGCTCTTTGCGCTCGGTTGCACTATCGAGCCGTCCGACTTGGCGACACATCGACAGGCGTTGCGTGACGTGGTCTTCGGGCGGTCGATGACCATGCCGGCCCGGCCCGACTATCCCGCGCCGACGGCTCGCGCTGGTCGCGGGCCCGGTCACGATCCGAGATGCTGGTCGCCCACCGCACTGCGCCCTGCGCGACGTCATCGCCGGTCTTTCGGCGACCATGCCCACCCGACCGGACTATCCGGCAGGGACCTGATCGCTCCCCGATCCAGCGGCAGATACCGAGCGAGTGACGTCCGTCCGAGAGATTTACCCCGACATTCGAAAGAGACCATCATGACCGACCCGATCACCATGATTTTCGACGAGCTCGGGCATCGCCGCCCGCTGGTGCAGCGCACGCTCACCGCTGATACGGTGGACATCAACGCCGCCCCGCTCACCGGCGAGCATGTCTATCACGAGCTGATCGAAATGGCGGGCGCGGACTCGACGCGGCCGGTGTCGGACGACAATCCACTGCCCTCATCCGATATTCTCGCTGCCGGAACCCGGACTTACAATTTCGCCGTGGCGACCTACACCGCGGTCACGGCGACGAGCTCGGCGACTGCTTTGGGCACGCTCAACGCGGCGAGAGAAGTGCTGCTCATCCCGGACACCGACTGTGTGGTGGCGTTTGGCACGTCGGCGGTGATGGTCGCGGCCGATACCGCCGGGGCACTGCCGCTTTCGGCGGGGGACAAATTTCATCTGCGGCTTTCGGCAGGGATCACGCATTTCGCGGCAATCCAGATGAGCGCCGCTGGCCATATCCGCGCGATTCCAGTCGCCTGAGGAGGAGCCATCATGCCAATCGGACAGATCGGCGCGGTCGGGCGGGTGGGGCTCACCCCCATCAAGGGTGTGCGGCGCACGCGGCCTGTCGCCATTGCCATCATGGATCAGAGCAATGGTCAGGGGCGCGGCAAGAACTACAACGGCGGCGGTGCACAGCTCGTATCCAGCTATGTCATGGCCGGAAACACGTCCCTCAAAGACCCAACCCAGTCCGACCCGATCCTACCGCTGACATCCGCCTATAGTTTTGGCGGGTCGGCATGGCCGATCCTGACGGACCTGCTGTGGCCGCGCGGCATTCGGCCGATCTTCCGCAACTGCGCCATCAACTCGATCGCGTTCCGGTCGAACATCGCCCAGCAGGTGCAGCAATGGGCGGCCAATCGCGCCTATTTCATGAAGCGCGACCCCGCGATGCCCGGCGATCTCGGCGACAAGGGCACGATCATATGCCCCAGCTTCGGCGGGGGCAAACTCTTCCGGTGCGTCGTCGGCTCGATGCGCGCCATCGCCATGTCCGGCAATGGGCCGTGGACGATCGATGGCAGCACGCTTAGCGCGCCGTTTGCCTCGCTGATCAATGGCGCCGCGAAGAAGTCCGGAGCCAGCGCGCCCAACTGGGCCAGCATCACGGCCGTGGGGCAGACGATCGCCGACGGCGATCTGGTGTGGGAGTGCATCTATATCGGAGCCAGCCCGACCGTCGGCGACGTCTATTCCTACACGAGCCCTGAGTTTGACACGCTCGGCGCGATGGCGCGGATGGCGGCGGCGCTCGACGCCGTGCCGATCGACGAGAAATGGGTGTTCTTGGGCAACGCTCAGGGCGACCTCGGCAACACTGCGACGGTCTATCAGGCGTGCCTGACGCAGATGACGAACTGGTGCCTCGCCCGGGGCTACAAGGTGGCCCTCAGCTTGAGCTGCTGGGACGGCCTCGACGCCAATGCGGCGGCGGATTACGCGGCACTCGACACCGGATGGGCGAACACCCTGGCGTCCTTCGCCGGCAACGACAACGTCATCGCCGGCGCGAACTTGTACCGCGCCATGGGGCAGATCGCGATCAACACGGCCGACGGCTACACGTCCTACCTCTCGCCTGAAACGAACGGCGCGACACAGGGCCTGCACCTGACGAACTACGGCTTCGGCAAGGGCAACCCGAACGGCGCCGCGTATGTCTGGCGTGACGCCCTCGTCGCCGGGCGTTGGTAGCCCACACCCTGACCAAATGTGTGGGGTCACAAACCGGCGCCTCGATCGTCGCCCCGGTCCGCGACCGTGGGCCATGGACACGCGGGCGCTGCATCGATCTCTCCGTCGCCGCGGCTCGCGGCCTCGGTATCTCCGGTCTCGCCCGTGTCCGGGTGGAGGCTCTCGACTGACCAACCCCGAAAGGCAATCACATGTCGCTCAAGCCCGATCTCATCGCCGCCCTGCGCACTCAGCTCGTTGACCGGGCCTCCGCCCGTGCCGACGAGGATCAGGCGCGCGCCACGGCCGACGCGCAGGCCATCGCCGATCTCCAGGCTGCCCAGGCGGCCGAGACCGCCCGCATCGCCGCTCAGCGCACCGCCTTCGACGCGCCTCTGCTCGAGGCGATCACGGCGATCACGACCTATGCGCAGGACGGCGTCGATTTCCAGCCGGCCGTGGTCTGATCGGAGGTCCCTTCATGTCGCTCTCTCTTTCTGCCGATCTGCTCCGTCGGATGTGGCCGTCGGCGCCTCAGGCGCTGGTCGATGCCATCGTCACCGGCGGCGCGGCGACCCTCGCCGAGCATGGAGTCACGTCCGATCTGCAACTCTTGCATTTCATGGCTCAGATCAGCCATGAGAGCGACGGCGGCACGATCCGGCGCGAATCGATGCGCTACAGCGCCAATCGGATCATGCAGATCTTCGGCGTCGGCCACCACTCCGCCGCGGTCACCCGGGCGGAGGCGGTCAAGCTCGCCAAGCTCTGCCGCACCGACGGTGGCGCAGCCCTCGCCGAGCGGGTCTATGGCCTCGGCAACCCGGGGATGGCGGCCGACCTCGGCAACACCGAGCCCGGCGACGGCTGGAATTTCCGCGGCGGCGGCCTGACTCAGATCACCGGCCGAGCCGCCTATGCGCGCGCCTCGAAGTTGGCCGGTGTCGATCTCGTCGCTGATCCCGACCGGGTGTCGGAGCCGGCGATCGAATTCGAGATCGCGGCGGCGGATTTCGCGTGGTGCAGCCGTGGTGGTCTGACCTGTCTGCAATGGGCGGACCGAGACGACATCGTCAACGTCACCCGGGCCCTCAACGGTGGCACCAACGGTCTGGCGTCGCGACGCGAATGGCTCGCGAAATGGCGCCTCGCGATGCGCGGCGCGACCTCGACCGACACGCTCGAACAGGGACACGACGGTTGCCGGGTCGAGGCGGCGCAGAAGCGCCTGGCGGCCCTCGGCTACTACACCGGCCGCATCGACGGTCGCTACGGTCAGGCGACCGAGGATGCCGTCGCCGTATTCCAGGGCCGTAATGGCCTGGTCAGGACCGGCAAGCTCGATTCGGCGACGTGGGGCGCGCTCGATACCGCGCCGCCGAAGGACGTCTCCGACGAGCGCGCCGAAGCGGGGCCCGAGGCCGTCGCCGATCATCCTGCCGCCCGAGCCGCGTCGAAAACGAAGACCGACGCGGTGACGATCGGCTCCGGCGGTGTCGCCGCCGGCCTGCTCTCCGGTCTCGGCGACGATCCGATCGAGACGGCGCAGACCGCGGTCGCCAAGGCGCAGGCCGCCAAGGGCGTGCTCGGCCAGCTCCGCGACCTCGCCCCGTCGCTCGTCGGCTGGATCGGCGATCACAGTGGGGTGGTGGTCGCTCTCGTCGCCGTCGCCATCGCTGGCATCCTGTGGGCGCGGGCCTGCGGCATCGAGCAGTCGCTCGTCGAGCGATTTCGGCGGGGAATCGGCTGATGGGGGCGCTCGTCTCGCTCTTGCTCTCCGCCCGGTGGCTCGACCTCGCCCGGTCCGGATGGGCTCTGCTCGTCGCCGTCGTCCGTACCCCGCTCGGCGCGGCGGTGATCGCCGCCCTGGTGGCGTGGCCGATCGCTCATCACGCCGGATGGTCCGAGTCCGAGACCGTGCACCGCGCCGCAGCGGAGCAGGCGCGGAGCGAGGCACAGGCCCGATCGGAGGCAGATCGCGAGGCGGCGCGCGGCTGGTCGCGTCAGATCGCCGCCGACCGCGCCGAAATCGAGACGACAGTCAGGGAGATCACCGATGCACCTCTACCGACGGCTCGCCCAGATCGCGGCGACGATCCCTGCACTCTCGATCCTCAGCGCCTGCGTCGCATCGTCGCCCCTCGAGGGTAGGCTCGACCGTCCGGTCGAGGTCTCGGCAGAGGCGATGCGATCGCCCGGGGCCCTGTCGATGATCCCGGATCGCCGGATCGCCCTCGGCGAGACTGAACGGCTGTGGGCGCAGGATCGCGGCGTCGCCGCGATCTGCCTCGCCGCCCGGCCGGCGCTGATCGATGCGATCAAGCGCCGGCAGTAGTCGCGGTGAGATTCGGCGAGCGGAGTGCCTCGATGGCATCGGCTCCGAATCGGTCGATGAGGCGATAGGTCGCCTCCATGCCGGGGATCATCCGTCCATCGCGCTCGGCGCGGAGGACGGTGTCGCGGGAAACCCCGATCAGAGTTGCAAGCTCGGCCTGGGTGAGGCCGAGGCGCTTGCGGGTAGCGTAGATATGGTCGGGGGTCATCAGTATGACCCGCCTTCGCCGATCTCGACGATCGCCCGATCAAGGCCCTTTGCGGCCTTGTCGGCAGCGGCATAGGTACGGTGCTTGCTGAGGATCTGGCCCTTGTTCCCGCCGCGTGGGAAAACGGTGGCCCAGGTGAAGCCCTGCGAGGAGAGGGTAGCGCGATCGGCTTCGTTGCGGATGTTGGCGGTCATCTTGGTCGTCCTTGTGAGGGGTGGTCAGAAAACGTATGCGCCGGTCTCGGCGAAGCGGTATTCGCTATCCATGTACGCGACTTCTAGAAAGGTCTCGATCTGGCCGGCTTCGATCAGTGCGACACGGTCGTCGTCACGGGCGGTCTGCTCGGTGATCTCGGCCTCGATACCCGCGCGGCGGGCGGCTTCGAACGAATGATGGCCGTCGAGGATGACGCGGATCATGCGCCCGTCGATCTCGAACGCGGGGGAGACCAGGACCTCAAAGTCGCCGGCTTCGATCTTCGAGGCAACGATCTGCTCGTCGATGTAGCTCTGCGAGGTGATGAGGTTCGAGGTGGTCATCTTGGTCTCTCCCGATTTGGGCTCGTTGCCCCGTCCTTCGATGGTCTTAATGTAGCTGATAGCGACATTCCCGTCAAGCGAAAATGTAGCCCATGGCTACAATACCACCCTAAACCACCGGGTCCAGGAGAGGCGCAGTATGGGACAAACCCGCGATCCGTGGCAGATCGACCGAAAAATCTCGGTCGCCATCCTGGTCGGGTTGCTGGCGCAAGGCGCCGGCATCGTCTGGTGGGCGTCGAGCGCCGAGGCTCGCCTCGGCCAGATCGAGGCACGAGTCGACAACCACGTCCGCGAGACGCGAGACGACCCCGCGCGGATCGTCCGCCTCGAGGCAACTGGCCCCGAGGTGGCAAGACGCCTCGGCCGAATCGAGGACAAGCTCGACAGGCTGCTGGAACATGGAGGAGCCTCAAAATGA